ATATATCATAATTGAATATAATTCAAGTATATTTTAATAAAAACGGAAAAAACTTGAAAAAAAATCAAGTGGGCTATTGACACATGAAAACAATTCATGTAATATGCATACATGAAAATAATTCATGCGGAGGTGATACAAAAATGCAGCAGTACACACTAAAGGAGTTGCGTGCAAGAAAAAACGAAACACAGGAGCAGACGGCAAAGGCATTAGGAGTGTCGACGCAGACATATAATGCATGGGAAAGGAGCATATCAAATGTGGCTGTAAGTAAAGTGAGCGCAGTGGCAAGACATTTCGGTGTTAAGCTGGGCGATATTTTTTTGAATTGAACATGAAAATAATTCATGTAAAGGAAAGGAGAATGCATTGATAAAGACAATTATATGCCTGCTCCTCGGAGCAGCCATCGAACAGGTGCTTTCCCGCTTCTGGGAAATATACAAAGCGCACAAGAGAACCATAAACAAACATGAATGGAGTTACATAGATAATGAAGATTTTGTAAAGCAGCAGTACATCTCAGTCGTGATGATACTGCTGCAGGTGCTCATAGTGACGCAAGAATTGTTAATTCTGCAGCGACTATAGCGATGATCAATGGCAAGAGAAAAGACTCTACAGCAACTTTACACCGATGCCTTGATAAAACAGCTTTTTCTATTTTGAAAAAGTTGAAACCGAAATGAGTAAGCTCGAAACTTGGTTCTGGAATAAATTCAAGTTTCTGTATAATACCCAACTCTTCAAGATATTTTAGGCATTCATATAGTTCGTTATTTCCTATTTCACTTTCCGGAATGTAGGAACGAATCATAAATAGTGTAATTTCACTGCCGTTGTAATACATGTCATACATTTCATTGACACATGTACGCAAGATCTTTTCCCCGGCTTTGGTCAATATAGGGAGTTCATCCATAATTTCACCCCCCCTTCCATATGGTTTGGTGTTGACGCACCTGTGGAAATTATAAGGCGAAAATGTGGAAACAACAAGAGAAAGGAGAATGCATATGTTTAACATGAACAAACTTGACGAAACAATTGAATACATAGAGGACTCGATAATGGACAACGGAGCATCGGCGGAGACTATAGCCGCCCTGGCGAGCTTGGTGCAGGCCAGGACGGTAGCTGAATCACATGTTCACTACAACAAAGATGTGGTCATAGACCCGGAGGAAATTGGTCGGACTATTAAACAGATCACTCAGTAGAGGAGAGAGTTCAATGACACCAACGATAGAACTGGCGACAGCAATAGTATATATCACATCTGCGATTGCAATAGCCGTTATGAGAAAGCTGGATAGAAGAAAAAAATGGTATCCGCCGTATGTCATAACGATATGCGTGATTTATACGATGTTCATATATTGGTACACAAAATAGAATGGCGGGAGCCTGTAAGGGAAGTATAACACAAGAATTCAAAGGAGAGAAAAGATGGAAAACACAAAATGGAAATTACCGATAATAATCGGCACCGGAGTGATAGCAGTAGTGTTCATGGTAGTGCTTGGTATTCAGAGCTCACAGAACAGGGCGATAGCCTTGGAGGAGCAGGTGAATACGGCATCATCAGATATAAAAGTCCAGGAAAAGCGAAGGGTTGACCTTGTATACAATCTTGCAGACTGCGTGAAACAGTACGACACGCATGAATCAGAGACGCTCAAAGCTATAGTGGATGGGCGGGAAAATTCCGCAGGAGACATTGAAAATGTTACTACAGCCATCACGGCGGTAGCTGAGGCGTATCCGGAGTTGAAGTCAAATGAGAACTACAAGACATTGATGAACGAGCTGTCAATGACTGAGAATCTGATAGCTGAATACCGGAGCAACTATAACAAACAGGTAAAAGAATACAAAAGATATGTGAGAAAGTTCCCGACCCGGGTATTCCTTGGAATGCTGGGCTATGAATCACAGGAATATGAATACCTCAACTACAGCGCACCTGTGGATGCTCCGCAGGATCTGTTTAAAGAGAGGTAACGCATGGAAATAACAAAAAGAGAAATACTGGTCAGCATATCTATAGTTGCCGTGATGATCGCAGTAGGATTTCTGATCTCTGGCAAGATATCGGAGCATGAGATGGACAAGAATGAGAAGTACAACAAAGCGGTCAAGATAAACAATCAGGAACTATTTCGACATGGGATGGACACTAGCATTGGAGATGCATTTGTGTATGGAGACCTCCAGGCAGTCGATACAGTATCCTATCCGGAATTAGATGGTGAATACATGTACGTGGAAAAGGTCAAGGAAATATACACAAAGCATACACGGACAGTGACCGTGGTGGATGGCAATGGAAAAACACACACCACCACAGAGGTGTACTGGACCTGGGACACAGCGGATAGAGAGGATATCAGATGCAAAGAAGTGATATTTTGCGGAGTTGAGTTTTCTTCAGGCAAGATTCGGCTCCCGGCAGCAGTAGATATAGACACAATATATGATTCGTTCTACGTCAGATATAGATACTACGGCGTAGAGGTGAAACATACCGGCACTATATTTACGCGGCTCAACAATGGCTCAATCTCGGATAATAGCAGATTCTTCGAGAACTCGAACATAGAAGAGACGATCAGCTATCTCGAGACAGAATCGAAGGGCGGGGTCCTACTCTTCTGGATCTTCTGGATTGCGGCGACTGCCGCTCTGGTATATGGGTTCTGCTACTTAGATAACAACTGGCTGGAGTAAGAGGAGGAATAACGATGAATGAGGCAAAAGATAACCGTATCACAGTGAATGAGGCTGCAAAGCTGATGCAGGTGTCCCCGCAGTTCATACGGACGGGATTACAGCGTGGGCAGCTGCCGATAGGCTACGCAGTCAAGAACAAAAGTAAATGGTGGTACTACATCTCAAGAGCCAAGCTTGAGAAAGCCATCGGTATAAGATAGGTCAAGGTCTCTCCGGGAGGCGGCGCAAGCCGTGGGCGGTTCGACTCCGTAAAGACTTTTTATTGTCAGCGCAGACAAAAATACAAGGAGGTGGCAGCATTGCAGAGAGCACCACCAGAAGGAGAAACAAAATGAACAAAAGGAAACTAAAGAGAGCAATCAAGAATACAACACTCTACATCATAGTCGGAGTATCGATGATAACAGCGATCACATCACTGTATTATCTGCTCCGCATGATGTGGACTTGGAAGGAGTTCGCTGTGCTTATGCCAGCGCTCCTGATCAGCGTGGCGGTGCTGGTACTGTTCTACTACGCAAATGATGGATTCGTAGACGACTATGAGTTGTGGAAGTGCGAGGACGAAGTGGAGGAGCTGGAAGATGAAGATGAGTGAAGCTTTAGCCTACAGGGCAGGATCCGACCATCTCATCATCATAAGAGATGGGAAGACAGTATTCACAGGCTTTAAGGCGTCCCTGGAATTTATCAGGGGCGGCGCAAGGCTTGCAGAACTTGGCATATCGGGAGAGGAAGAAGTGAAAGCATACGACTGCCACCTCGAGATAAAACACAAGGACTGGGAAAGCAGAGGCTTGATGAAACCAATCAGACCGGACATAGACATGCCGTATAGATTCCAGGATCTCATGATATGCATGTGGTACCAGATTCAGATATAAAAAAACCGACGTTCACAGCGCCGGTTTTAGGGTGAAAAAAGAAAAATATATCCTGTATTTATTCTATCACCCAAGGCAGAAAAAAGCAAGGAAAACAGGGACTTGAGCACCCTGTTTCCTACTTGATTAAGTTATTAAATATATGACCAAAGAGGGTGATTACATAGTTAAGAGAAAGACATACCTCTTCCGGAAGAAGAACATCATCGAGGTGGAAGAGTACCACGATGGAAGATATGGATCACCGGGCAGGAAGAGACAGCCGAGAGCAAAACCGACACCGGAGCAGATGGCATACGTCAATCATCAGAGCAAGGTGAAGAGATGCCGGCATAAGCTCCTGGAATATTTCGACTTTGGAGATACGTTCCTGACACTCACATACGAGAAGAGGAACAGACCGCCCACGATGAAGGACGCAATAGCAGACTTCCAGAAGATGATCCGGAAGGTGAAGAGGGAATATACCAAGCGAGGGCAAGAGCTCCGATGGATCCGCAACATAGAACAGGGAACAAAAGGAGCATGGCACATACACCTTGTTGTGAATGAGATAGGAGACACAGCATCCATCGTAAAAAATGTGTGGGAGAAAGGCGGTATATATGCTGAGCAGATCAGACTATCAGACAAGATATATGATGAGGACTTCAGCAAGCTGGCTGCATACATGACCAAGGATGAGAACACCACAGAGGAGAAGGAAGATGGCACTATGTCAAAGCCGAGGATAAGACAGTCCTCATATTCCACATCACGGAATATGCCACTGCCGGAGCCGAAGGTGGACAAGCTCCTGCATTGGAAGAGAGAACCAAAGCCGAAGAAAGGGTATGAGATAGTCAGGATATACGAGGGAATCAACCCAGTAACAAGTTACTCATACCGAAGATACACGATGAGAAGGAGGAGGGAGTAAATGGAGCGCATATATGTAAGCGTGGACAGCGCATCAACCAAGGAGACGCACAAGACATACAGTTACATCCTGGAACACTCCCAGGGCGGCAGAGTCACAAGAGTGGAAGGCTCTGGAATGATATACGGCACATATCACGCAGCTACAATATCAGCCATCACGGTGGCATTATCCAGATTCACAAGGCCTTGTGAGATAGAGATTATCTCAGCAAATGACTTTGTGCTCTCTATGATGACTAAGAACCTGGCACGCTGGGCTCTGGATGGATACACAACGACAAAGGGTAAGGATGTGGCAAACAAGGATCTGTGGGAACAGCTCTGGCCACTGTATATGAAACACACAATAACGACAAGAAAGGAATAGAGATATGTTTGAGAGATTTGGCGAATTAGGAAGTTACAAAGAGATCAACACACTGGCAGAGAATTTGTTCAATGAAGGTGACGAGTTGAGCCTTCATGCGCTCGCAAAAGAGAATGGAATACCAAAGGACTTCGTAGATATGTACCTGCAGGGAGATATCCCGGAGCTTGTGGATGCACAGACCGCAGCCGTTGGAAAGCTTGATATTGAGATACAGGAGCTTAAGCCGCAGACGATCATGAAGGACTGGGCCGAGTACATCAAGGTTCAGGCGATGGAGCATGAGGACATAGCAATCAAGGTGAGAGAGAAAGGCAAGAGTCTGAAGGGATGCATAGCAGAACTACTCAAGTGGTCATTTGGACACCAGACAGAGATAGACAAGGATATCTTGAAGGCAGCAGGTGTATCGGCAAGCAAAGTGACACTTGGTATTCCAGGTATGGCTGAGGCAAAGAAGATCATCAATGACTATTACAGGAAGTAGGTGGGAGCATGAAGAAAAGAGCAATCGAAAGCATACCATACATTCCTGCTATAAAGGCAAGAAAGAATAACGCCTACACGGCATCTGTACAGATCACAGACATAAAAGGAACAGAGCACCTGCTTGTTGACATATACGAAAACACCAAGAAGGGCAGAGCGACACCCAAGCTGAGATTTGCTTATACAAAAACTGACTGGGGCGTATGGTATCCGGAAACAGGTGTGTGGAGCAGAAGAAGCATACATGATTCAGATTACAACAAAGAGATTTGGCTGGAACCATTTGAAGACAGGAACACATTGACATTCATACGGCCAGATGATGCACACCTTATCAGAGAGTGGACAGAACAAAAGCACGAAAGCTGGGATACTGCATTACGCGCATTGGAAGACTCTATCACATTCGATAGACAACGGAAGAGATATGAGAACAGACAGGCAAGACTTGCCGACAGACAGGCACACACACCGCCGCTCCCAGATGATCTTAAAGCTTGGGCTGAGCACAGATTGTTCCCGGACACACACTATCTGTACTACAAGAGGCATGGCAGATATGCAGACATATGCTGCTCAGCATGTGGACAGGTATCAACCGTATGCACAAAGCGGTCGGAATCATACGAAGGACAGTTTGAACGAATAGTATATCCCAAAAGCGGCACCGCGGGAATATGCCCTCGTTGCCACATAAGCGGGGAATGGAAAGCACAAGGCAAGACTAAAGGCGTGTATGACATAACAAAGTATGTGTATATAGGACAGCGGTACAAAGACGATGGCGCAGTTATAAGGCTGGTTGAGATAGATAAAATGATAACTCTTGACATTGTGTTTGAGGGTGACAAGGAGATCATGACAGGGGCAAAGGAGATCTTAAGTGTAAACGAGATGGTCAGGGAATACATAGAACCCGGAAAGAAACTACAGAGAGACTTCCACAAATACAACTGCTGGGCACAGGAAGACTTTTGGGATGACTGCAACCTGTCTGGAATGGCAAACATAACACTGCATGATGGCCTTGTATACGATAAGACATGGAACGAACTGGCAGATACCTGCCTTAGATATTCCGCGGCAAAGGAATATATGCAGGGCAAGGTCGGCAATCTCATAAACTACGCAGAGCGGTATATGCAGTATAAGCAGCTCGAATTCCTCACTAAAGCAGGTTTCACATACATAGTTGATGAACTGGTAGGCTGCCGTCTCGGACACGTAGCGGATGTGAACGCCACAAACCCGGCAGCCTTCCTCGGAATCAACCCGGAGCGGGTAAAGCTGCTGCAGGAAGAAGAAGGCGACATACAGCTCCTAAAGGCTCTACAGAGAGAGAAGAGAAAAGGCGAACACTGGAACAGCGAAGAACTGGAGATGTACAGACTGCTCATATACTTCCCGGATCTCGATACTACGCTTGGCCGTATGTCGATAACCAAACTCAAACACTATCTGGAGAAACAGACAGGCATATCAATAGGCACAGGGATGTGCGGACATGCTAGCGCCCTGGTGTCACAGACATACAGGACATACACCGACTATCTCTGCATGCGGCAGCAGATGGGATATGATCTCACGGATTCAATCATCCTGTTCCCGAAGAACTTGAAACAGGAGCACGACAAGCTTGTGATTGAAGTGAACAAGGCCAAAGCCGAAAAACGTGAGCAGGAAGTAAATGAGAGATTCCCGGACATCAAGAAACACTATCGCCGCATCCGTCGCATGTACTACTACGAGACAGATGAGTACATCATCAGACCCGCAAGGTCGGCGGCTGAGATAGTGCAGGAGGGCAGAATCCTTCATCACTGTGTGGGCGGTGACACATACCTTAACCGCCACAACACGGGAAAGAGTTACATTCTCTTCCTGCGTCCTAAGGACGGACAGGACACACCATACATCACGATCGAGATAAAAAACGATGCGATACAGCAGTGGTATGGAGCATATGACAAGAAACCGGATAAGGACTACATGGATGCCTTGCTTGATGGATATGTCAAGCATCTAAAGGGCGACGACATGAACAGACTAATGGTAACAGCGTAAGGAGGAAAGCATGGAATACATACAGATGACACTTGACATGTGGCTTGAAACCAAGAGAAAGCTCAACGCGGAGCTCCTTGGTGTTCGCCGCAGTTTCGTAAGAATCGGATACCTGCTCAGACAGATAGACGAGTCTAAGGGCTATGAGAATGACGGATATAAGTCAATAGCAGACTTCGCAAAGGGTGAATATGGCATGGAGGGATCAACTGTGAGCCGCTTCATGTCCATCAACCGAGAGTATTCGATAGATGGATACTCGCAGGAGCTGAAACCGGAATACGAGGACTTCAAGCGTTCTCAGCTTGAAGAGATGCTGAAACTGTCAGAGCCTGACAGAAAGATGATCACAGCAGATACGGCAAGAGCTGATATCAGAGAGCTCAAGGCATTCAACAAGGAAACACCGGCAGCAGGTGAGGCAGATGATATAGACGAACTCATAGAGCAGTTCTTCAAAGATAACAAGGATGAGCTTATCAGGATATATAGCAGCAATAATATACTTGATGATACTAAGCAGATTGTAGAGATAGTGAATCCTGCCGGAACCAGGTCATACAGGAAAGGGATGTATTTCCTGATGATGCACGAGAATGCGCTTAAGATCAAAAGGTTTGGCGGCGCTCCGGTTGATATGACATGGGATGAATTTGTCACTCGGATGATAAAGATATTCGGTGAGGATTTCGACCCTCAAATATATGGCACACACTTTGGAGAGGAGGAAGCGAGTGAACAGGATAATGCAGATGTGGCAGCAGATCAGAGAGAAGAGAGCAAGAAGACAGAGGATACGCCGCTGGCACAGGAAGAAGAGATACATCACGATGTAGAGGAGGCAGTAGATGGACATAGTGAAACAGCTGGAAATACTGTATGCGGAGAGGCAGGACATAAAAGCAATGATAGTGCGGATGAAACAGCAGAGACGGGATACATCAGCACTGGAGAATCAGCTTCAGTATCTGAACGAGCAGATTCAGAAAGCGGAGAGAGACCTGAAGAAGAGCATGGAACATCTGAAAACGGTACTGAGGGAGCGGAAGAAGTAATTGCGCCGGCGCAAAATCACAAGGAAATCCTAGAGGTTACAGACTTTGAAAGCAGAAAAAAAGATGCCTTGAAGGCGGTCAGACAGTTTGAACGTGAGATATCTAATGGCCATTACAGTGATGCACTCCGCATGATGGCCGGAATCCGGGAGAAACTGAAAGAACTCAAGGATATATCACAGTCTATAAATGGCTGGAGTTAGAAAGGAGAGCACATGACAGGATTCGAGATTACAGCAAAACACAATATCCTCTGTCAGCCAGGGCGCAAGATAAAGATGCTTGTGGTTAAAGCAAAAGCAGATACCCACGGTACCTGTACAGAGTGGAAGAGATTAACAGTCATTAAGCCATACAAGCATCACGTCCTCATGCTACATGAGAAGGGATACAAGGAGAGCTTCACACACTTTGACATAGAGCAGATGATTAGAAAGGGGGAAATTAAGTGGGGAATTAAGACATCATAAAGCACCTTATGAACATAAAAGATGGATGCTTATCATCCTGTGAGAAGGCAGCAGTCGCCGGAGCAATAGATATTGTGAGCGATTACGACAAAGCAGCGGCACTCTCGGGAAGACTTACTGCAGACTATGAGACTGGTAAGCAGCCCGTAAAGATGGGTGAGAACTATTTCGCCTGCCCTCGGTGCGGGAAACGAACAGGATACAATCACACGCACTGCCATTGGTGCGGACAGCTAATGACATGGAGGTAGGACATGGGAATAATAGATCAATTCACAGCAGAGGGAAAAACTGAGATTAAAATAACTACCCTTATGGATGTTATGAGATATGCAGCTAGAGCAGATGTTATATACAACGGAGTCAAAGCAAACGTGCCACATGAATACTTGAGAGCCTGCATATCAGGCACAGAAGAAAAGGAGGAAGAGAACAATGTTTCTGAATGAGAAGGTACTGAACAACTTAATGAAACAGGCATATAAGACAGATGGACTGGTTGTAGCCCAGAACGAAGATAATTGGGTATACATAGCAGGAAGATTCTGGGAGGCAGAAATCAAAAGAGAATATATCCCGAAGCAGACGCTTGCGAACATAATAGCACTTGCCGGTGAGCTCCCAGAGCCGGGAGAGAGATTCCGATCAGACAAGCAGGGCAATCAGTATGAAGTGGAAATGCCTATGAGCATAGATGTTAAACCTTACACAATGGGACCGCTCACCATCACAAATACGCTCCAGATAGGCACAGCCGGTACAGTTCAGAGATATCTTCAGGACACAGACACAGGAATGATTTACTTGCTCAACGAGGCATTCATCAGCCTGAGAGAAGGCAGCATTGACGGGGAGCATGGTGAATATGCACCATCTGATCCATTCTACAGCAAGGTAGGTGTAATCTGGCAGAATAACATATGCCGCATGACAGCAACATTCCGTCACGATGAGAAGAACAAGAAGACGCTGGAAGCCCTGAAAGGTGTAGACCTTACACCTTCGACACCGGAGGATATGGAATGATGTACCCTAAGCCGGTATACAAGAAAAAAAGAAAACAGCATAAGCCGTCAATCCTGCAGTTTAAAGACGGCACCTGCTATCTGTGCACAAGACTTAACGGAGACTACGGAAGGAAGCCTCTGCAGGAGCATCACATATTCGGAGGTCCAAACAGAATACACTCTGAGGCATACGGCCTCAAGGTGTATCTGTGCATAGAACATCATACTGCTGGACCGGCAGCAGTCCACAACAACGCAGACAATATGCGGAAACTTCAGAGAGACGGTCAGCGTGCATTTGAGAGAGAGCACACAAGGGTAGAATTTATGAATATATTCAGGAAGAACTATCTGGAGGAAGAAGAATGAGAATGGATACGGACCTTATCAAAGTAACTATAGAGCACTACGGTAAAAACATTCAGTCAGTGGTGTGTATGGAAGAATGCTGTGAGCTGGCTCAGGCGATAAGCAAAGAAATGAGAGGTAAGCCAAATAAGCAGCATTTAACAGAAGAGCTGGCAGATGTGCTGATATGCATAGAGATGCTTAAACAGATGTATGACATATCAAATGATGACATAGAAAGGTGGGTAGCGATTAAGCAATACAGAACCGTAAAGAGAATTGAAAATGAGGGATATGAGATCATACGCAAAATAGATTGAGGAGGAGAGGAATGAGAATATACATAAGCGGACCGGTCACAGGGGTACCGGATTACAGAGAAAACTTTGAAGATGCAGAGCAGCGCATATACAAAGACATCGATGGAAACGCACATGTCATTAACCCGGCAAGGGTGCTCGGAGAACTCCCCGAGATGGAATATGAGGAATACATGAAGATAAGCCTGCACCTGTTAGGCATGTGCGACACGATATATATGCTTGACGGCTGGCAGCAGTCCACAGGAGCAAACAGAGAGTTAGGCTATGCCCTGGCAAGCGACATGCTGATCATCAAGGAGGATAAATGAGCGGAAAGAACAGTGAAGGATATTCAGATCCAACAGCTAGCATAGCGATATCAAGAGCGACAAGGAAGGAGAACAAAATGGACACAGCAAGACCAGGAGAGATATGGATAGTACAGAGCGCACAGGGAGATAGCCCGGCGCTCATCCTTGCAGACAATGGAAGGACAGCAACATACATCAAGCTGAGAGAGGGATGCATGGATGATACAGACGTAAGGATCGTATATCAGGGAAAGATGTATGCATCACCGACAATGATACAGTACACCAGAAGCGAGAACTGCGTAGGCTATGAGAAGACAATAACAGACGCTGAATATGATGCGGTGCGTAAGGCTATAGCGGACGCGCTGGGCATCGTGCTTGCAGATGAAACAGACCTGCCTGTGGCGGAGCTGTTAGAGATAGACACATCAGAGTCAGGGGAACTTAGAGACAAGATACACAGTCTTGAGGTATCACTTGCCAGATGCGAAGGCGAGCGGGATGTGTACAAGGAACTATTCACAGGAAGGAGCAATAAATGAGAGAGACAAAGGACATTGAAATGAATAGCCTGGCCGTAGAGTGCGAGGACTGTATGAGTACACATAAGGTATCAGTATACATAGACTTTACCGAACCAGTCACTCACAGAGAAGCCGAGCAGTATGTTACAGAGCTTATATGTCGCGGACAGAGAGATCTTGAAAAAGAAAGCAGCAGACTTGCGGTGAGCTATATGGAAAAGAAATGTGCTACAAAATAGAGCTACAAGATAAAAATATATCAAGGGAGGAGATAGATAATGCCAAACGTAAGGCCAATCAACAAGAAGTATGGAATATCCAAGCACGCCTTTGCCACGGCATACTCATACTGCCTACAGTACAAGGAATGGAAGGCAGAGATAGAAAACAACACGGACACCTACAGAAGCCCACAGGTGACAGGGATGCCTACAGGGTCAGGTGGTGGATCTGATGCGACAGCAGATGCCGCAATGAGAAGGGCTGAGCTGATTGATAAAGTGGCATTGGTTGAGGATACAGCCAGGGCAGCAGTCGCCGGATATGATGAGATATATCCGTATCTCCTCAGATATGTTACCACAGAAGGCTGTACATATCGCATGATAGACCAGCAGGGAGTACCGTGCGGCAGAACATTGTTCTACGAGATCCGCCGCAAGTTCTATTACATGATGGCAAAAAAAATATAAAGTGCGGTACTCGGAGGACAAAAAAACAGATATAGTTATATCATCGCCAAATGAGGATAAGCCCTCAAACATATATATGAGCTCCGGGAGACCGGAGCTTTTGTTGTGGAGAAATGTATGAAAGCTGATGAACTTAAGAAGTGGATAGAGGAATTGATTGACAAGGATGAGTTGTGGAGATTCTACAAGTCCAAGGAGTGGAGAACACTCAAGGATAAGATCCTAAAGGAGAATCACTACGAATGCGCCGAGTGTAAGAAGCGAGGAGTCATCACCAGATACGATGTGGACGACGAAGGCAACAAGCATCTGCTCAGCACGGTACACCATGTACAGTTCGTTCGCAAGCATCCAGCCCTGGCACTCAGCAGGACATATACATATGCCGGCAAGACATATCAGAACCTTATACCGGTATGCAAGTCATGCCACAACAAGCTCCATCCTGAGAAGTGGAAGAAGAATGGATATAAACACAACGATGTAGAACATTTCGTGAATGAAGAACGCTGGTAGAGTACCCCCACCCCCTATTACCCTAATTTTGGAGAGGGGAAAGCAACGGGGGAATGGACACGACAAAACATCCTCGCGCACGCACGCGAGAAAAAAGTGAGGTGAGATCAAAAAAATGGCACAGCAGTCGCAGGCAAAAATCAGAGAGTCGCTCATGGCACAGCTCAGAGCCAAGGGGGCGGATGTATCACATTTTGAAGCACTTGTTGATGATTACATGGAATATTGCAAGCTGATCAAGAAGATGAAGGCTGATATCAAGAAACGAGGTATGACATATACGGCCACATCGGCAGCAGGCAAGGAGTACGAGAAAGATAACCCGAACGTCAAGCTCCTGCCGCAGTACACGAGAAGTCAGCTCGCCATTTTGAAAGAACTCGGACTCACAACAGACAAGATAGCGGAGGACGACGGCGATCTTTAGAATTGACAACATACCGGAGATTCAGGAATGGATAGACATCGTTGAACAGGGCACATATAAATGTTGCAAAGACCAGGAAAACCTAGTCGCACACGTTAAATGGTGCTTTGAGAATGAGCCAATTCACGTTGACACGGAACAGTTACAAAAGTATATGCACTTGTGCGAGCAGTATGTGCCATTTGAACTGTTCCCGTGGCAGCGTTTTGTAATAGCATTACACGATTGCACATACTGGGATGACACTGGAATGCCAAGATGGCCGGATCTCTTTACCATGATCGGAAGAGGCGCCGGAAAAGATGGAATGATAGCAATTGAGAGCTTCCTGCTCTCGTCTCCATATAACGGCATCCGTGAATATGATGTTGATATTTGTGCAAATAACGAGGATCAGGCAACAAGACCAGTTAAAGATTTAACCGGATTTTTTGAAATGCCAGGGATCATCAAAAAAATACACAGGTTCTATAGCTGGACTAAGGAAAAGATAGTAAGTCTTAAGACGAAGAGCACTATCATCGGCAGGACAAACAGCCCAAAGGGCAAGGATGGACTCCGATCAGGAATAGTCATATTCAACGAGATCCACCAGTATGAGAACTATGCAAACATAGATGTATTTACAACAGGCCTTGGTAAGAAGGAACATCCCCGCCGATCATATTACACAACAAACGGAGATGTAAGGGAAGGACCTCTCGATGATCTTATAGCGGATTCAGAGGGCATTCTCTATAACGGAGAGGATGATAATGGCTTATTGCCATTTATTTGCCGCCTGGATGATGTGAAAGAGGTTGACAACGAAGATAACTGGACAAAGGCAAACCCATCACTGCCGTATTTGCCAAACCTTTTAGCTGAGATCAGAAAAGAGTACAGGGATTGGAAGAAGAATCCAGACAGACTTCCAGCATTCATGGCAAAGCGAATGAATCGCCCAAGTGGCCACAAGGAATGCGGCGTTACAGACTGGAAGAATATCAAGGCCACCAACCAGGAAATCCCGGATCTCAAGGGCTGGAACTGTACAGTTGGAATAGACTACATGAAGACATCAGACTTTGCGGCCGTGAATTTTCATTTCAAGCAGGGAGACCAGCGCTATGATATCAATCATGCCTGGTTATGTTCAGCATCAAAGGATATACCGAGAATAAAGGCACCGTGGAAAGAATGGGTCAAGTCTGGGAAACTGGGGTATGTGGATGATGTGGAGATACATCCAACCGTCATAACAAGCTACATACAGGAGATGGGAAGACTTTACAACATCACTAAGGTGGCAATAGATAACTACAGATATGCACTGATGTCTGATGCGCTTGACAAGATAGGCTTCTCAAGAGAGAGAGGCAACCTTATATTGATCAAGCAGATAGACATCATGAAGATAGTTCCAGTGATAGATCACTGCTTTATAAATCATTATTTTCATTGGGGCGATGATGTTGTCCTCCGGTGGGCGACTAACAATACTAAAGTAATCAGATATGGAAGAGACCAGGGAGCCGACAAGGGCTCCTTTGTTTATGCCAAGATCGAAGCCAGGTCAAGAAAGACCGATCCGTTCATGGCGCTTGTGGCGTCTATGATACCGGAGGCAGAGATCAAGGAAAGACCTCAGTATATAAGGCTGGGAGTCATCAAGATATAGGAGGTAGGACATGGGAGTATTCCGGAATTTTATTGAGAGGATAATCCCGCTGACCAAGAGGGCGGCAGACGGAACAATAATCATAGATATACCGGCATCACTGTATTACAAGGAACTAGCCATATACACAGCGACATCGCTCATAAGCAATGCTATATCCCGATCGGAGATCCGTTGCTATGAAAATGGCAAGCCGGTGAAGAATCGTGATTACTATCTGCTGAATATATCTCCGAACGCAAATGAAAACAGTTCAATATTTTGGCACAAGGTCATCAATAACATGGTCCGAAAAGGTGAGGCTCTTGTAGTGGATGCTGCAGGAGCTCTGTACTGTGCAGACGGCTATACAAAGCAGAGAGACCAGCCCATCAAGGGTGATGTGTATGCCAATGTGTCCGTGGGAACCTTTACGTTTAACAAGGTATTCACGATCAAGGACTATTACCTATTCGCGCTGGACGACATCAACGTGCACCAGCTCATAGATGGCTTGTATGAGGACTATAGCAAGATGCTGACAGCAGCATCAAAAGCATTTCGGAACTCTAACGGACAGAAGTATAAGCTACATATAGATGGCGTGAGGGCTGGAGATGCAAAATTCCAGAAAGATTTTGAGGAGTATGTAAAAAAACAGATAACTGATTACATATCATCAGAGAATGCGATATATCCAGAGTTCGATGGATATGATCTCGAACCGGACAAGGGGGCAAATGTTAAGAACTCGGATGATTACCTGAAGCTTCGGGCAGATCTGTTCAAAATGGTAGCGTCAGCATTTCATATTCCGGAATCAATGATGTCCGGAAATATAACAAGCATGAAAGAGATTGTTGGAGCGTTCCTTACGTTCGGAGTGGATCCTTACGCAGATGCCATAACATCCACGCTCAATAAGCGAGGAGATGTGGATAACTACTTAAAAGGCAATTACTATGTGGCAGATACAAGCCGTATACAGCACAGAGATTTATTTGACGTAGCGGCGAGTGTATCAACACTCATAGGATCAGGCGTGTACTGCATAGATGAGACCAGAGAGGAGCTTGGAAAAGAACCACTGAATACCGATTGGTCGAGAAAGCATTTTATAACAAAGAACTTTGAAGAAATAGACAGATTCCTTAAAGGAGTAGCGGAAGGAGGTGAAGGAAAGAGTGAGTAAAAAAGTATTTTACCAGATAACCAGGGATGATGATACGAGAACAGCAGATATCAACATATATGGTGATATCACAGGAAGTGCCGAGATTATCAGAAGCTGGATAGGCGACGATGGCAGCGTATCGGCGAGAGACATAAAGCGTGAGATAGATGGACTTGACGTGGATACGATCAATGTCTACATCAACAGCTATGGTGGTGAGGTAGCCGAGGCTCTTGCAATATACTCAGCGCTTCAGAGACATAAGGCACAGGTACACACATACTGTGATGGCTTTGCCTGTTCCGCTGCTACGATCATATTCTGTGCCGGAGACGTCAGGACTATGGGCTCTATAGCTCTCATGATGATCCACAATTGTATGTCATACATTGGCTATGCAAACAGTGAGGAGATGCGCAAGGCAGCCGAGGACAATGACAAGATCAACCAGTCCAGCATCGAGGCATACAAGAAGGTCAGCAACCTCTCAGAGGACGAGATTAAGCAGATGATGAACGCTGAGACCTGGCTCACAGCGCAGGAGTGTCTTGACTATGGATTCGCAACGGAGATAGCCGGTGATGACGATGAAGAGGATGAGGAGACACAGCAGAGTGCCATGGCATCTATACATGACGCCATTCTTGGATACAAGCCTGACATGAAGAGGTTCTTTGAAGAGCAGACATTAAGGCTTGACCAGATACAGAAGACTATAGACCAGATGAGTAAGGAGAGTGATCCGTCACATCTTGACGGTCAGGAACAGACTGACAATTTCTTACAGAAATTCTTTAAAAATTTATCATAACAGGAGGAAGAAAGAATGTACAAACCAGGTTCTAACCCTGCTATTAAGCAGGCAGTTGACGCCATGAATACAGCAATGGCATCAGGAGACAACGACGCTGCGCTGGCAGCGTTTGAGCAGTTCGGACAGGCGGTTGCTGATACCGTCAGAGAGGAGTTCCAGTCGGCAAATGGTGATAATGCCGTACTTGCACAGAGAGGATTCAGGGTGCTCACCGCAAGCGAGACTAAGTTCTACGAGAAGGTAATCGAGGCAGGCAAGGCAAAGACTGTTCAGACCATGAACGGACTTCTCACACCTGAGGTAATGCCTCAGACTATCATTGAGGATGTATACAAGCATCTCATTGAGGAGCATCCGCTCTTAGACAAGATCAACTTCGTATCAGTTCAGTATCTTACTTCGTGGATCCTGAACGATCACACTGTAAACACAGCCGTATGGGGCGAGGTAAATGATGAGATCACAAAGCAGATCACATCAGCGTTCAGAACTGTCAAGATGGCAGAGAACAAGCTGTCAGCCTTTGCAGTGATCGAGAAGGATATGCTCGACCTTGGCCCTGTGTTCCTCGATGGATACATTAGGACATTCCTTCAGGAAGCCCTTGCTACAGCTCTTGAGAAGGCTATCATCTCGGGAACAGGACACAACCAGCCGATCGGAATGGATAGAGACATTCACCAGGGCGTATCTGTCAACACATCTACAGGATATCCGAGAAAGACTGCTGTCAAGATAAAGTCATTTACGCCGAAGGACTATGGCGAGATCCTTGCGAAACTGGCAGAGACAGAGGTGTGGTACACCAATAACACAAGTGGAGAGATTACAGCAGCAACTACGGCAGCGAACGAGGACGGTAGCGCTAAGGATGGATATACAAAGCATGGTGGACGCACAAGAGTGTTCGATCAGGTTACACTTATCTGCAACCAGAAAGATTATCTGGAGAAGATCATGCCGGCCACTACTGTAATCACAGCGGCCGGAACATACGCCACAAATCTGTTCCCATTCCCAACTGACGTAGTACGTTCAGCCGAGATGGCCACAGGTGAGGCTTTGCTCGTACTCCCTGAGGAGTATTTTGCAGGGCTTGGATCATCCAAGGAGGGAATTCTTGAGTTCTCAGACGAGTTCAAGTTCACACAGGATCAGAGAGTGTTCAAGATCAAGCTCTACGGTAACGGTAAGGCATACGATAACAGTGTGGCTATCCTGCTTGACATATCAGAGCTTGAAGCCGCTTATGTCATGATCAAGGCAGCAGATGTTAATGTGACAACACAGGCAGCATCATCATAAGGAGTGAGTACACATGCTTGATAAGAACAATATGCCAGAAGAGTTTGTAACAGATGTCAAAAGACACCTGCAGATCACCTGGAATGATCCGGATACAACCGAGAGCCTTATCAGCATGATGCTTGATGGGGAGATAGAGCTTAATCACTTGTTTGGAGCGGAACTTGACTATTTCGCTCCGGGCTTGGCTCACAGGCTCTATCTCTCATATATGCTGTACGCATACAACAAGGCACTTGATGAGTGGGAAGGAGCCTACAGAGCGGACATCCTGAAACTACAGCATATCTGCAGAGTGAAGGAGGCTAGAAATGCTAAAGAGCAGGTTTAGTAACTACAATGATGGCATTGTTTACATTGTTAAAAAGAAACAAAAGTCAACAGACTTTAACGCTGCCAAGAATGCGCTCAGCCGAGATGATCTTGAAGAGGTGGTCAAGCTTGCATATGAAGAGAAGAGCAAGAGAGACGAGGACATCGAGTTCGCATCGAGCCAGGGCAGGACACTCTCTTTAAAAATAAAGACAAGATCATACAAGGTGGATCCTACATTAAAGGCCATAGCAGGTGACACGCTCTACAGCATCATCAAGCTGGATCACGACAGGGCAAAGCAGGAAATGTACATATATCTTGAAGAGGAAAGGAAGTTAAGCGATGGAGTCAATACCTGAAGAAAGAGAACAGGCAGAATCAATACTTGACGAGACAAGAAAGACTCTTGAAGAGCTTGCCAGATCAAGCGATGTGCCGATGGCAGGGGCATATTACGGCACTTGTACAGCGGATCATCTGGACGAATGGAATTACTTTGTCTTTAACAGGACAAAGACTTCAAAGGCATCAAACCGGTGCGATCTGCAGACCAGATATGAGGTGCATATCATTCATGAGAACTGTATCCCTGAGGGGTATGTGCAGACTGTTATTGATGCGATTGAGGCACAGAGCACACGTTGCGCCGGCGCAAAAATGAAGGCAACATCAGACGATATCCCGTATGAATACATCACGAAGGGCAACACAGATGTGGTTGTTGAGGTGGCAACTATTACGTTCGTACACCCGGAAAAGAGGGTGTAAATGGGAGTTAGATCAGAATGGTTCAAGCTGGAGGGCGATGTTGTCTTAGATGATCTTATTGATTCATATAAGGATGACGGAATAAGGGTCATCAACGATGTTCTTCATAATGAGGGCGCTGACGTCATTCAGAAGAACATAGCGAGTATCCTGCCAGTATCAGGAAGAAACTGGAACAAGAAGAAGAAACCGGCAAGTGTAGCGAAGCCATTTGAACACAGAGACAGCTTACTAGCAGTTACGATAGCGTCAAGAGGCTCCTATCATTATCTGTATTTTCCTGACGATGGAGAAAACACAAGGAGACATGCTGGTGGCCAGCACTTCATGATGCGTGGAGCAGAAGAATCATCAGATAAAATCATAGAAATATGCCTGGGAAAACTTCTGGGCGACTAGGAAATCCTAGAAAGGAGATAAAAATGTCAAACATCTTTTCAGAATTTGAAATAACAGAACAGCATATCAAGGTAGCAGGAGAAGATACATATGAGGATATGAACTGTGTAGGTTCGAGCGAAGAGGAACTTGCAGTCAGAACAATCACAAAGAAGTGCCGGGGTAGAATCAGGAAGAAGAGAACTCGTGGTACTGGAGATGGAACACTGAAAGAATCCCTACATGTACCTCGCACGGTCTATAACAAGATATATGATATGACAAGGGAGAAGCTGGCCAAGGGTGTATATGCCTATGGAGAAAACAGCAAACACCCTGAATTCTCACTGACACAGAAGGTATTGGATGAAGACGAGAATGTCAAGTATAAGGCATACCCTAGATGTATTTTATCGTCGGGACCATCAAGGAAGATCGAAAACGGAGCGGAAGAAGTGGCCGAGTTGGAGATGACCATTGATCTGATGCCGGATGAGAATGGTGAATGCATGTACGAGGCGCTTGAGAGTGAGCTTGAAAGCGAAGAAATCAAGCAGCAGTGGCTTACTAACTTCTCACTAGAACTTGTAAAGGCAGTATAAGAGATAAGAGCACCCGCAAGGGTGTTCTTTTTTGTAGGAGGAAATAAATGGTATACCACAAATTACTGATGGCGGATGGAAGATTTGAAAACGTGACGCTCAATCTTGGCGCTATAGCAGAGCTTAACAAGAGAAATAAGCCGCTGGCAGATGAATATTTTGCCAAGTACAAGGAAATGCAGAAGAAGGGCGAAGACTTCAACGAGCTTGACATGGCGAAGTTCATCTACATTGCCTACGCATGCGCACATCTTGATGAAGATATCCCATCGTTTGAAGAATTCCTAACCGAAGTTACAGACGATAGGGAGGAACTTGGAACGACGTTTGAGAATCTGTTCAATTCCGCGAAAAAAAAACGGGATTCCGTGATGCATTCCGGAAAGCCACGAAGGAGAAAGAACGGTCGATAAAATTACCCAGGTTTGAGCTGGAGGACATAGAGGACTACTACACGTATTATGTGTTGATCCTCGGAATCCCGGAAAAAACATTTTACGACAACGACTTAAACTTTCTGTCGGCGGTTGCAGCAAATAAGGCAGCCTATGACGGATGGATGAACTACGCAGTGAAGAAGGCAGGTGAGAGACGTGGCTAAGAAGAAGAGCGAGGCAAGCGTCAAGTTTATAGCAGACACAAAAGAATACACAGCGAACCTCGATTCGGCAAGGAATACAACGAAGAATCTGAAGGCAGAGCTTAAGCTTGTCGAGGCGCAGTTCAAGAATACTGGTGATGAGGGCGAGTATTATACCCAGAAACAATCAATACTTGAGAGACAGCTTGAGGCTAACCAGCAGGAGCAGGAAGCCCTTACAAAGAAGCTTGAGGCTGCAAAGGCCATATATGGCGAAAACAGCGTTGAAGTTGACAAGTGGGCAAGGTCGATACTGAGCTCACAGGCACAGGCTGAGAGGCTCAAAGGTCAGCTCGCACACCTTATACCGGAAGTAGATGAGAATGCACAGGCTATGGCAGAGCTCGACAGCGTCATGGCGGAGTCGGACAGCACAACATCACAACTCACCGCCAAAATGAAACTTGCAGAGGCTCAGTATAAAGCTACCGGCGACGAGGAGGAATACCTCAGACAGAAACAGGAACTCCTTGAACAGGAGATAGAGGCGAGTAAGCGAAAACAGGAGACCCTCACGCAAAAGCTGGATCTTGCTAAAAAGGCATACGGTGAGAACAGCGACGAGGCAAGAAAGCTAGCGACACAGCTCACTAACACACAGACCGACACAGTGAAGCTGCAGACTGAGGCTAAGAACCTGAGCAATGCTCTTGAAGAGAATGTGCAGGATCTTGAGGCAGCAGGCGAAAGTGCGAAAGAGGCAGGCGAAGGCTATACTGTTGCAAAAGGCGCGATGGCAAACCTTGTGAGCGATGGCATCAAGGGGCTTGGTTCTGCGCTGTCAGAGATCGGAACAGACTCAGATGCGGCAAGTGCGAGATTTGCGGCCGCTACAGGTACAGCGGCTGACTCCATGGACGAGTACAACCAGGTCATGCAGGAGATATACAAGGATAACTTCGGAGAAAGCCTCACGGATATAGCCGAGAAGATGACAAAGGTGAAGGAAGTAACTAAGGAAGTTGATCCATCTAAGCTTAAGACTCTTACCGAGAACGCTATAACGCTTGAGGACACATTCGGCATGGATATGACAGAAACCCTCAGGGGCGTCAATTCGCTCATGAGTCACTTCGGACTTTCGTCTACAGAAGCATTCGACCTCATGGCAAGTGGCGCACAGCAGGGACTTAACTACACCGACGAGCTTGGTGATAATGTGTCAGAATACGCTGGAAAGTTCGCAGAGGCCGGGTACACGGCTGATGAGTATTTCCAGTTGTTAAAGAATGGTTCAGAGGGCGGTGCATATAACCTGGACAAGGTCAATGACGCCATTAACGAGGTAACGACAAGACTTGGAGATGGAACTATTGCGGACACCATGACACAGATCGATGAGAAGACCGGAGAGGTCAAGGACGGCACAGGTGTGTGGAGTCAGAAGACTGAGGAACTGTTTGCCAAGTGGCAGACAGGCGGAGCAACACAGAAGGAAGTAGTCTCTTCAATAGTTGCAGATATCCAGAATGCCAAGACGGAACAGGACAAGATGAACCTGGCCGCACTTGCGTTCGGAACAATGGCAGAGGATGGTGGCACACAGTTCATTCAGAGCATCTCGTCAGTCGGCGACAGCTTCAGCGACACCAAGGGCAAGATGGACGAGGTGGCCAACACAAGATATGACGATGTGGGCAGTTCACTTGAAGGACTTGGCAGAACTCTAAAGCAGGATATTATACAGCCAATAGTGACTGAAGCAATACCCAAAGTGACAGAGATTATTGAAAAGGTATCTACAAATGTCCCACTTATTGTTCAGAAACTCCAGGAGATGCAACCTATAATAACAGCTATAGCAGTAGTTATAGGAGTGTTAACAACAGCAATGGCAATCCAATCAGCAGTCACAGGAGTTAAGGCAGCGATGGAGGCGGCAGAGACCACTACACTGTGGGGACTTGTAGCGGCACAGACAGCAGCACTCGCACCATACTTATTGATAGCGGCAGCTATAGCGGCTGTAATTGCGATCATAGTTCTATGTGTTGAACACTGGGACGAGATCAAGCAGAAGGTCATAGAAGTGGCTCAAATACTGAAAGAAAAGATGGCGGCTGCATGGGAATCGGTGAAGGAATCAGTAAGCAATGGAATTGCTAAGGTTAAAGGCTTTTTTGTCAATATGCTTAACTGGATTAAAGGCAACTGGAAGGGGCTCTTATTACTGCTTGTCAATCCTTTTGCCGGCGCGTTCAAGTTGCTCTATGATAATTGCTCCGGATTCCGCGAATTTATAGATAATTTCCTGTCCGGCGTGCACGATACCATATCCAATATTGGCACGAAAATAAAGAATACGGCGAAAAAAATTTTTGATGCCGTGAAGCAGGCTATAACCCATCCGATTGAGACGGCGAAGGAAACCATATCAAATTTGGCAGAAAAGATCAAAGGTATTTTTGAAAAGCTGAAGATCAAACTTCCCGATATCAAGCTCCCACACTTTAAAATTAGCGGCGGTGAGGCACCGTGGGGAATCGCCGGGAAAGGTACAAAGCCTACGGTAGATGTAGAATGGTACCGATCCGGAGCAGTCCTTAAAAGAGCAACACAGTTTGGCACAAGCCCCTCAGGAACTCCGATGGTAGGTGGTGAGGCTGGGTATGAGGCTATAGCACCTATTGATGTGCTGCAGGGCTATGTAGCCGAAGCGGTTGAAGCGGCCACATCAGGATATGATATAGACTATGACAGATGGGGAGAAGCAACAGCAAAGGCTTGCGCGAAGATGAACATAAGCATCATCTGTGACAACAGAGAGTTAGCGAGACTGCAAAGGAGCTTGGCATGACACTGTACTACGAATCAGCAGATAAGACTATTATAAACTTCATGGGTGGCGACATATATGCGCAGGAGCCTGAGACGCTCACGGAAAGTGAATGGAAATATACAACTATATCAGGTGTAAATGGTATCAGTAAGATCAAGCGCTTTTATAAAGATGCAAAAGCATATAATCTTACACTCGATATCATGTCTGATACAAGAGAAGAGTTTAATGAGCTGATGGCCAACATGCACACTGTATTCGACCGGGATGTCCAGGCGATGAAGCCTGGACGCATCTGGTGGAACAACTTTTACAAAGAAGTGTTTGTCATATCGATGACAAACACAGAGTTCGATGAACTCTTTGAGTCGGTAACTCGAAAGCTGACTATCTTGTCGTTGTATCCATATTGGATTAAAACAAATACATATCAGTTTATGAAATTAAGCAGTGAAGTCGGAAATCTCGATTATGGAATGGACGGCTTCTATGATGGCTTTGACTATGGTGGATATGACTATGGCCAATCGGAGAATATAGAACGAATCCCGGTGAATGTCATTAAATCGGCAAACTTCGAACTGATATTTTACGGACCTGCCAGTCAGCCGTCTGTAACGATAGGTGATCACAGGTATGGCCTGGATATCAAACTGGCAGCAGGAGAATATGCTACTGTCAATTCTATATCAAAGAAGATAAAGAAATACGATCAATATGGCAGAGAGGAGAATGTATTCCATGCGAGAGACCGAGATAGCAACATATTTGAAAAGCTGCCCGCCGGTTCACTGCCGATATTAAGACAGAAAGATCTATCATTTGATGTGACTGTATACGATGAGAGGGGGGAACCTGAGTGGATCTGATATATGCGGACGATACCGGAAAAGATATAAACATCATTGATGCATATACGCTTGACTTGAGCTATGGGGATGCCGAGAACGATTTTGAACTCAAGATAGACAGGGCGTCACATTGTTGCAAAAAAGGATACATGATATATGTTGATGGCGAGGAATATGGTGGAATTGTAGATAAGATCAAGGTCAACACAAAAACAGACGAGATAACATATAGCGGACCCACATGGCATGGAGTGCTTGGGCGAAAGGTGCTCTCTCCGGACGATGGACAAGACTACCTGATAGTTGACGGCGAAGCAAACAGTGTTCTTCAGGAACTTATAGACCGCCTTGATCTTGCGGACCTGTTCATGGCAGATACTATTGACAGTGGCATACAGATACATTATCAGTTCGAGCGCTACGTCACAGGGTACAGCGGCATCCGGGATATGCTCCGGGATGCAGGAGCTAAACTGAAACTCTTATGGTCTAACAAAAAGGTGGTAGTCCACGCAGAATATATACATGATTATTCTCAGGATGAGGAGTTTGATACATCGCAGGTAGATTTTGAAGTGAGCCGGAACTATTCTCCTGTCAACCACATCATAGCCCTTGGCCAGGGCGACCTGGCAGACAGAGCAGTCATACATATATTTGCTGACGAAAATGGTGGCATACAGCCGTATGCAGCAAGTGATACTCCGCTTAAAGATTCCGATTATATCACTGATGAATCTAAGAAGGTCCTTACTGGAAGTGCTGAGATAATAGAGGTACTTGATATAAGCAACGCTGAGATAACATATAACTATATCCTCCAGACACAGCGCCCATCTGACTGGGCTACAAAGTACACGGATTATTATTATCAAGACGGAGATAACTATAAGAATGTGCAGGGTGAAGAGATAGGATATATACTCACAAGATATCAGCCATCTGACTGGTCATCGAATTTCAATGAGTATTACTCCAGATCTGGAGACACGTACAGTAAGGTGTCTGGCACAACAACTTATACAGTACAGACACAGCGCCCATCCGATTGGGCTACCAAGTATGATGATTATTACATCGCAAGTGGCCGCGAGTATAAAACAGTTGAAAGTGTAGTTACAGAAAAGTACATCAAGCAGACAAGAAAGCCGTCTGATTGGTCAAAAAATTATGGAAATTACTATGTATTCTACACCGATGGAGTCACTACGGAATATAAAAATGTAGATGGAATATCAAGAAATAGATATCACCTGCAGACAAGAAAACCATCGGACTGGGATGCAAGCTATACGAGTTACTACAAGAGAAAAAAGACGGGAGGATACGAACAGCTCAAGGAGTCCGAGGACAAGAAAAGACCGGTATGGAAGGCAAAAACATACTACACACAGGAGACATATCAGGTAGCACCGAAGTGGAATGCTGCTGTCAGGTATACATATAACAAGACAGAAAAAGCACCGACGTGGAAGACTGGAACGTATTACACGAAGTCAGAGGGTGTAGCACCGACGTGGAAAACTGGGACATATTACACGAAGTCAACAGATAAAACCGCCCCACGCTGGACAAGCAAGATGTACTACACAAAAGTAGCGGATCGGTACGCAACAATGGTGGCACAGGCTGTACAGAAGATACAGGATGCGAACAATGCGGATACACTTAAGATAGATCTTGAAGAGACAGAGCAGACTTACGACATAGGAGATGTAGTTGGAGCAATAGAAAGCGTAACAGGGATATCGACTACACAGGAAGTCACTCAGAAGATAGTAAAGATTAACAATGATGAAGTTACAATAACATATGAGGTGAATTGATCATGATAAGACTTATAACAGGCTATGCCGGTGTGGGACATGTAACATCTGCAGATGCGGGCAGGTTCAATGCTGGCGTGTGTGGATGTGAAGCTTATGTCATGCAGACTGGTGACATGTTTGCTTACACATTAAAATCAAATAATGAGATAGAGATAGGAAGCGGCGACCTGGTAGACCAGGGACGCCACTTTTCAATTCCGAACAATTCGAGTGAGACGCTTGAGATTGAAAATGGAATGCAGAACAGAACACGTTATGATGCAGTCGTTATGCGCTATACAAAGAGCTCAGATACCGGCATAGAGAGCGCATCAATACATATAGTACGTGGAACTGATGTCACGAAGGGAACAACTCCGGCGAAACCGGAGCTGACACATGGAGACATCTTTGCCGGTGAGCTCATTGACGACATACCTCTGTATTACATCAAGATAACAGATCTGAATATAGATGCAGTAGAACAGGCATTCAAGGTTATGCCGTCACTGACATCTGTGGCAGATGCGATATATCCGATAGGAAGTGTGTATATGAGCATGTCGGACACTTCACCAGCCGATCTGTTTGGTGGCAAATGGAAGCAGCTCAAAGATACATTTCTGTATGCGGCGGAGACTTCAGGAAAAACTGGCGGTAGCAAGGAAATTGAAATCACGGACGACAATCTCCCAGAACATATTCATGAGATTGAACCGCATCGACATAATATGCCTACGCATAGTCACGATGCACAAATTGAAAATGCAGGGGGGCACACACATACAACGAAAAGAAAAAAACTTGCGGCGACCGGTACAGCGAGATACGTTCCGTATGTACAAACATCGAGCCTCGGGGATACGAGTGTCGATGAAATAAATACATCGAAGGCGGGGGCACACACACACAAGATAACTATCTATGAATCAGGTGGACAGCCTACAGAAGAAGGTGGCGCAGGCAGCACTCTGCCTGCCGGCAAAGGCGCGCCAATAAGTTACATGCCTCCATATACTACGGTGCACATGTGGGTAAGAACAGAATAAGGAGGTGCACATGGAAGATACGTATGAATACATAGATAGCTATGATCATGACAACAATTATGAAGATACAGTGATATTCAAGGTCGATATAAAGACAAAGACAATTGAAACTATCAAGGATCAGACGCTTATTGCAGGAGAGAGCAATTCACAGTACATCAAGTTCCAGATACCGAGATATTACGATGGCATAGACCTTTCGGAGAAGCACATACAGGTATTGTATATAGCACCATCGGGGTATACCGATATTAACAAGGTGATCAATGCACGCAGATCAGATGCGGAACTCATATTCGGATGGGTAGTACCAGGAGAAGCCCTTACAGAAGCGGGAATACTTGCGTTCAGTCTCGAATTTGCTGGGGAAAAGTATTCACTCAAAACACGCACAATAGAAAAAGAGATATGCGATGGCATGAAAGGCTCAGATATAACTCCTGAACCGGTTGAGCAGGAGTGGTATATACAGATCCAGGAAAGATGCACATCCATCATGGATGATGTAGAAGCTGCTATAAGTAACATACAGCTCTCTACAGATCAGATTGAGTCAAACAAAAATAGTATAGAAGCGTTGAGCGAGGAGCTTGCTGAACTAAAAAAATCTGGCCGTGATGGCAGGGAGGATCTCGCTGGAGCTATCACGGAGAAAGGCGTAGCCGCAGATGCCAGCGAGGATATGCATGAAATGGCTGAGAAGGTCAGACAGATACCGTCTGGAAGTGAGTATGTCATTGGTGAGGCTGCCATGGTCGTATCGCTATGTCAAACGGAGGAATATGTACTCCCTGTGTGCGGCATAACGATCGAAGCATTCACAGAAAAATTGCCTGATGCAGAATAAGTCAAGGAGGATAATCATGAACACAAGAATATGCTTAGAAAAATGCGACAAAATAGGGGGGGGTAACAGAAATGTACCTCCTGAATATGAAAGGAGGATGCAAACATGTTAACAAGTAATGGAGTCAAATACTTATGGGAATGTCTCACGAAATACAAATCCTCAAGCTCGAACGATAGCAATAAGAAAGCTTTGCGAACGGAATATGGAACATACAAGGATGTAGCAGGTGTTAATATTCCTACAACAGGAAATTCTCAACAGGGACTTATTTTTGTAATGAAATCATATAATGATGTTTTAAATGATGACAGTACAGACAAACCTTTCTGTATTGTAGTTGGTAGCAACCCTGAGACTGAGAGTAGATCCGACTACGCATGGGATAACAATATCGATAATCTAAAGTGTGTATCATTCAATGGATGCTTAATAGAGGATGACGCTATATGCCTCTCTGCCAGTTTTGTTAATCTAACAAATGAAGATATCACAGTCAATGAAGTTGGTATGATAGCTAGGGTTTATGCAAATTTAACGACTGCGAAGCCTGTGCTGTTGGCTAGGGAAGTATACAAAGAACCAATAACAGTTAAAGCGAACGGAGGCGCCCAGACGTTTGGTCTCAGATTAAGATAATAGGAGATAAAAACAGATGGTAATACTTACAGACAACGGAATAAAGACGTTGATGTTCAATATAATCAATAATCCAAATATTTATGCAAAGTTAAAAAGTCTCGAAGGAAATGAAAAAGATTTCAATTTTAGCAGAATAAACAGAATATTCACTGATATATCCTACAGTCTTGAGGGACGCGATAATAATAGTTATACGTACTCGCTACTGGTTGGATCAGGAGATACTCCGGCAACTCCAGGCGATTATGAGTGGAATAATGATATATCTACAGTGACGGGCACGTCATATAGCTTAGGATTTGCAGATAGAAATGGAAGAAAGGTTATACGAGCAACAGTAACATATGCGAATAATACAGACACCGATATAGAGGTAAAAGAAGTAGGCCTAATAGCTTCGTATGGTAAGACGTCATATTTGCTTGCCCGAGAAGTATTAAAAACACCGATGACAATTAAGGCAAACGGAGGGATACAGACATTTGGTATGGATATAATGTAGGAAGGAGAACAAAATGAAAAATACAATATGTACTACAATTGGAGCAACCGGGGGCGCTGTGGCGGCGTTATTCGGCGGTTGGGATACAGGACTGGTTACATTAGTCATATTTATGTGTATTGACTATGTAAGCGGACTTGTTGTAGCCGGCGTATTCCACAACTCGAAGAAAACAACGTCAGGAGCCTTAGAGAGCAAGGCAGGATGGAAGGGATTATGCAGAAAGGGCATGTCCCTTTTATTTGTGTTGATAGCCTATAGGCTTGATCTGGCAATAGGGTCAAATTATATCCGGGATGCGGTGATAATAGGGTTCATAGTGAACGAGACTATAAGTATTGTGGAGAACGCAGGTCTCATGGGTGTACCGCTTCCTAAGGTAATCAATAAGGCAATCGACATATTAACCTCAAAAAGTGAAGAGAAAGGCGGCGAATAATATGAATGGAATAGACATTAGTGCATGGCAGGGAGATAAAAATATAGACCTTGCCAAAGTGCCATATGACTTCTGTATAGTTAAGGCGACCGAGGGAACAGACTATAAGAACAGATATTTTACAAGTCACTGTGATAAGGTCCTGAACAGGAAGAAGCTCTTAGGTGCGTACCATTACGCAAACGGCGGTGATGTGCAGAAAGAGGCTGACTACTTCCTGGCATACTGCAAGAAGTATATTGGCAAAGCAATCCTTGTGCTTGACTGGGAGGCAAAAAACAATCCATTGTTCGGCAATGCCGACCTTGAATGGTGCCTGAAGTGGTGCAGTTATGTGCAGAGCAAGACAGGTGTCAAGCCACTTATCTATGTGCAGAAGAGTGCCATGGAAGCAATAAAGAAAGCCGGATACGGTTTGTGGGTTGCTCAGTATCCGGACGATGAGCAGACAGGATATCAGGAACACCCATGGAATGAAGGAAAATATAATTGCTTGATCAGGCAGTATACATCTGTTGGCAAGCTCTTAGGTTACAATGGCAACCTTGACCTCAACAAGGCATATATCAGCTCTGCAAGTTGGAATAAGCTGGCAGGCAGAAGAGCCGTGTCCGTACTTGCGAAGCCGACAGCCGCTAAGAAAAATATCAATACGATTGCCAAGGAAGTGCTTGCCGGTAAGTGGGGCAATGGCCAAGACAGAAAGAGCAGGCTCACCAAGGCGGGCTATGACTATGCAAAGGTACAGGCAGCAGTCAACAAGCTGGTCAAGGCATCACAGCTCAGTTTTGAGAAGGTCATCAATGCTGTGGCTCATGAGGTCATAGCTGGTAAGTGGGGCAATGGACAGGAACGTATTGACAGGCTTAAGGCAGCAGGGTATGATCCTAATAAGATTCAGCACCGTGTAAATGAGTTATTATAATAAGGAAGCGATTCTGATTGAAGAAGTCGTTCAAGAACACACAAAATAAAAATTGGTAGTAATCTACTAGAAACAAAAGCTGTAAAAATGGCTTAAAACCGTGGTCGAAAATTATCAAAGAGATAATTATATATCATTTCAGATATATCAAGAACCCGCAGAAGTCCAACGCTTTTGTGGGTTCTTTTTTTCAGAACTTTTGAGATTTAGATTAGGAGGAACAAAAGAT